GCCTGCGGCGCTGACATCCACCACAGGCGGTCCTTCAGGAACCCAAAAATACTGACTGAAGTTTACAAATGCATCAAAGTCAACAAACGGATCCCAGGTGTAGTATTGACTTTCGTACAAACGATCCGGCCTGGTTTCATTGCCACCTTGGAACCCAATAGCATCGTTCAATCCTGGATAAGTGATAGCATCGCGCACACGATCAGTATCAGGTTGCAAACTGACCACACTGGGCTCAAGCTGATAGTTGGCTCTGGTGTTTGTGGGTTCAACCACGTACCGGTCATTGGGATTGACACCTGGACCCACTGTGCGGCCAATAAAGCCCTGTGTTTTCTTGAACCTTGGTTCTTGAATCAGTTGATCCAGAGTAGCTGCCAAAAACTGTTTGTTGGCATCAGTTTGAAAAATCTGCGGAAGAAAATCTACACTACGTACAGCCATTAAATTACTCCACTACCAGGTGCAGTACGCAGATTGGTACTGGTCAAGGCTTCAATCACATCAATGTTGTCAATGGTAGCACCATTGGCAAAAATTTCGTTTGGTGCCGAACGTATTTCGTACAGATCACCAAAGTACTTCTGTGGATCCAGTGGCACCAGCACCACAGAGCTGATAATGGTGCCCAGGGTACGATGCAAGTATGCAGCTAACTCACTGAAATAGAATGTGTCACCAAAGTTCCACTTGTCTATGCTGAAATAATCATTCATGGCAGCTACCACAGCAGTTTTGATTTCACTGGTGCTGGCAGTGCTGTTGCTGGCTCTAATCACTTTGATGGTGGCTCGCAAGTTTGCTTGGGCCTTGGCCCCAAACAAAGGTTTGAAGTTAACAGAGTTCAACACAATATTGTCACTCACCATCTTGTAATCGTTAAGCCCTTGATACAGTGTGTTGAGTTCGTCAATGGTGGGTTGATTGGGTTCTACCACTGTGCCAGTGGTGTCACGTAACCAGTTTTGATAGGCTGTGTAATATCCCAGTGTGACCACATAGAGATCAATGATGTTTGTGGTACCTGGATCAATTCGATTGGTCAAGGGAGAATTGTGGCGATATTGAAAATACAAATCCTGGCGGCCAGTGTAGGCAATCCATTCATTGCTGACGTTGACCAAGGTGCGCACACCAGTGGTGCCAATGCTCAACAACCAGAATGTTTCATCATCATAGGCGTAGAAAACCTGTCCCGGGCTCCACTCTGTTTTGACCAGTTCAATGTCATCATAAGTGGCGTAGTCACTGTTGACTCGTCCTGACTCCACCAAGAGATAACGCTGTAAGTTGTCAAAGTCCACAGTCTTTTGCAAGAACACCAGCTTTTGATTGCTGTTCACAGCAGGGTCCACAATTTCTTCAAAGAAATCTGGATTGTCAGGCACACCATCGTTATCGCTGTCACGATAGCTGACCAACACTTGGAAATCATCTACGTAGCCGTCACTTTCAACTGGCTGTCCTGTGATGGTCATGAAGATATCGCCGGGCAGCGGCTCAGTGGAATCTGGCTGTGTGTTAACTGCCAAACAGTTGATAAAATCTTTGATCACAGTGCCTGTGCGGCTGTCGTACACTTGTTGGTCGTCGTAAAAAAAGAATCGTGTTTGCAGCACTGACCCAAAGTAGTAAGCTAGACCACGGAAAGTTATGGTGTAGTTTTGATTTTGTGTGACAAACTGAACCAACCAACTGGCATCGCTGTTGGTGCCAGCTGTGGATCCAGCATTGGCTTGGCTGAACGCAGCGTCTTGATCAAGATTGGTACTGGTGATCAAGTACCATGTGTACGGAGTACCTGTGATGTCACCGTTGTTGTCATAGGCAATGCCAAAATTGCGATACAGCAAAATTTGTTCGGCCATGGCCTGTTCCAGCGACAGTGGCAAATCTGTCACAAACAATGGTATAATAGAATCAATCAAGGCGCCAGTGGGCACAAAATTGTTCAGTGTAATGGGCCCTGATCCTGATGGCAAGTTACCAATGCCGTTGTTGCTGCCATCACCTTGCACGGCCTGTGGTGCAGCCCAAATTTCCAATTTTTCATCTGCACGAGTGGGCGATCCAATCTGCAAACGATTGTTGCGATCAAAGTAATATCCCGTGGGTGGTACAAAACGTATGAGTCCACCCACCACAGCATACCGCAAAGCAGTGGTAGTGGTAGTGCCCACTGGCAGTGGTGTGCCTGTGGCTGATTGAAAATAACCTGTGGTTTCGTTGGCCAGTGTGGTGCTTTGATACCAAGTGGCTCCAGTGGGCCAAGTTATACCGTTGGGCAGCGTGGTTGCTGACACACGTGGGAAATTGGCATAGTAAAACTGACGCATTATGGTATCAGCCAGTTGCGGCTGCACCTGATTGGTCACAACGTCGGCAATTTCATTACGGCTGGTCCACGAAAACAAAATAGTGGGCAAAATGTTTTGTTCCCACAAGCCACCATCACTGCCAAAAGTATTGGTGCTGGAATATTTGCCAGTGTTGTCTACCAAGTCAAGATAGCGACTGGTGCCAATACTGCTGCGATTCAATGCCTTGCTTTTGACAATGCTGTTGTACTGTGTGTAAGGAAACAGATTGTAGTCTTCACCATTGACCATGCGGTTCTGAGTGTAGTATCTAGCAGGCGCACGTTGTTTGATAGCGTCAATGGTTTCTCGAGCCTGACTGTTGCTCACAGGCTGAGTGATACCACAAGTGAATGTCACAGTTTCCAGATTACCAGCACGACTGATGTAACTGATAGGGATGGTCACTGCCTGCATTTCTTCAGGATTAATGATGTACTGCAACCCGTTGGATGCACGCACATATGAACGGAACTGTCCCACTGGCACTTCACTGAACACACCGTCACCAAACACCAATGTGATTTGATCGTTGGTACGTGATGTCACTGTGTAAATGGGGCGCAGATCAGTGCCCAGTTGCTCAGCAGCAGCACTGTAGATATTTTCTACATATTCCCACTCTTGACGAATGTTGCCCACATTGTCAAGTTGAAACAGCCAGCGATCTTCGTTGTTGACGCCTTCCACATTGATGTTCACTGTGCGATTGGTTATGCGTTCGGCCAAGTTGAAATCTTGGTTTTGTAAAACACCTTGTTTGAACATGAAAAAATAACCAGTGTTGGCCGATTGAAAGCCCAACTGATCATTTCTAAACAGTATGTTAAAAGGCTGATTGGGCTGAGGTGGTGGCTCATACAAGTAATCTTTGCCCACGCTGGTCGAGCTCATGGCTTCAAATGGCATTGAAATGCCATCTACTGTGGCGGTATAGGGCACCACAGCCAAGAATCCAGGCACAAGATTTATGGCATATTCGTCAGTTCTCACACCCAGCAGTGTTTGGCGATTGCCCGGGCGGCCAACTTTTTGGGTGTCTACCAGGGCTGCATTGATAATGGCTGTGAATTGTTCTTGCCAGTCTGGATTGGTGGGGTCGGCCCAGTTCACTGTGACATTGGCCAAATTCACACCTTGATAATCCACAACATTTTCTGTGGTTGTGACATTGAATACTTTGAGCAGACCCTGGGCCGCTGTGTTACGTTTGGCTGTATAGCTCACAAGATTGGCCAAGCGTACCACAGAATCTCTACGTTCGGCTGTGTCTAGATAGTTTTCACGAGTGTTTAAGTCAGTTCTAAAAGCCAGAGCCTGGCCCATGAAAGCAATGATATCCAGCAGTGCAATAAATTCTGATGACTCAATGTAGTCATTGAAAGTCTCAGGATAGTACAAACGCAGATAGTCTACAAAGCTTTTGCGCAGAGTTTCGTAATCGTAGCTTTGAAAATCAGCTTCGCGATAGGTTTGATAGATCTGTTTCCAGTCTTCAACACCAAAAATTGCTGTTTGTCTTGTGGTTGTTGCCATTCTCTTGAGCCTTTGTGTTTATTTATCGGCAGCAAAAACGGCGTGGTTATACCATGTTGGCTTGTGTGGTGTTGATGTCAAAGAAAATTGACAACCGTTCAGCATTGGTTGACGGCACAGCCATGAGCTCTATTTCCAGCAACAAACCGTTATCCTGAGGATAGCATTGTATGTCCATGATTTGAATTCTTGGATCGCCGGAAGCCACACGCATGACTTCGTTTGTGACTTGTGTTTGCAAGGTTTCTATCTGTGGTTCAAACAAAAAACTCCAAATCACAGTGCCGTATTCAGGGCGGCCAGCTATTGATCCCTGTTGAATATTGAAGGCATTCAACAGGTCACGTTTGAGCAATGCTGTCCCCGTGAGGGTGAATTTTTTGTATTGCCCTTGTGTGTTAAAACCATTGAATCTCTGTGCCATATCAATATTTATGGGTTAAGGTGTGTCACCATAGCCAGCAATCTTGAATTGCAGTGCAGCCACTTGTTCTTTGACACCTTTACTAGTGCTTAAAAATGTTTTAATTCCGGTGGTCAACGTGTCATAGTCGGCTCTTAAAATACGTTTGACCGTGACATCAGCTCTTTCGTACTTGGATTCAAAATCCACTATCAAAGGCAAAGTATTGGTGTTGTAATCGGCTCTAAATGCCTGCAATTCAGCATTCAGCGCAGACCATTGATCATTGGTAATCTCTTGCTGATTGGCCAGGGCCGCAGCTTTGTCTTTGACTGCTGCACGTTCAGTGCTGGCTTTGTTCACACGTTGAGATATGGTCACTATCAAAGCCTGCAACTCTTTGGTCACAGCCACTTGAGCATTTTCATCTGGCGGTGCTGGTGGGCCATAGTTGGGAGGCGGAATCTTGGGGTTGCCAGCTATACGACTTGATGCTGCATTCAAGGTATCACGATTCACAGTGTCCCCCGATGGCACTGGTATATCAATGGCTTTCCAGGCCGGTGGCACTTTGGTTTCTACAAAATTGGCAGCAAAAGCACCATCTCTCACGGCCTGGTCAAACTCAGCTTTGATCTCACCAGCAGCGTCTCCAGGTATTGGCAAGCCTTTGACATAGTCTAAAGTGTTAGTTACACTTTTGGCTGCATTCAGTGCCAGCCCAGCCACACCTTGTGGACTCAGTGAGTTCACTGGTACTCCAGCAGCCGACACAGCGGCTAGGCCTGTGGCCATCAATCCCTGTTGTATTTTGCTCTGCGCACTTTCGTTACTCAGCAGACTGGTCACGCTGCCAATGCCATCCTTGCCTGTCCACACTGCTGGCGATTTCAGCACTGTGCTCAGGGCAGCAGTGCCAGCTGACACCAAGGCCGCTGTGCCGGGTTTTACAAAGCCTGCTGTCTCCAATTGTGATGCGTTCAACCCAAAACTGCCAACACCGGTAACATTGTTCAAAACTGAAGTAGCCTGCCCCACAAGATTTTTTTGCTGTGCCAAAACGCCAGTGACCACGGGCACTGCCATGCTGGCAATGGGTGCCAAAGCAGTAGATGCAGACAAAAAGTTAGCACCGTTGATGGGATTGGTCACTGGCGTAGAAGTCAATGCCTTGTTAAGAGTCTGCACTGTGGAAGTTGCAATTTGAGTAGCAGCGCCCACAGCCGGAGTCAATGCACTGCCACCAGAACCAATCAAACTAGACACTGCGCCTGCTGCATTGGTAGCACTGCCCGACAACGCACCGCTGATTCTAGACACTGCTGGCCCCACTGCTGATGTCAATCCTGCTGCAATGCCAGCCACACTGCCGCCCAAGGCACCGCCAGCAGCAGCCAAAGCTGATTGTGCAGAGTTGATGGCACCACCTATAGCTCCACCAATGGCGCCTAAAACTCCGCCAGCACCGCCTTGGGCTTGAGCCAACACTGCCTGTGCACCAGGTAAACCGTCAGCAGCCTGTGTGGCTGCACTGAGAACATCGCCAG